ATAAGTTAGGGGTTGATTGGATAAAATTTGATGAGATGAGAGAAGAGTTCCCTATTTGTATTGACCATGAAAAAGATATGATTTCTTTTAAAATGCTTACAAAACCTTCCTCAGAAGGGGGAGATTTGAGAAACTGTCAACTAACTGAATTTATAGGAGTCGGATTACAGACGTTAAAATATCTCAACGCTAAGTTTCCTTGTCGTGAAAACTCAATGACGATAACTAAACTTGAAGAGGCTCTTATGTGGCAAAGAGAGAGAACTTTAAATAGAGTAGTTAGAGGGGTGGAGGGTAAAAATGAAAAATAACATACTAAGATCGCTTTTATTTCTAGCAATGAACACAAAAGGTAACTTCCTAGGCGAAGGAGATCCTGAACCAGGGCCAACACCAGGAGGAGAACCTTCGGGAGTTGAGTATAAGTACCCAGAATCATTAGATAAAGAATACCACGGCAACCCGACTCTGTTGAAATACTCTAACGCTGAGACAGGAGAGTTTAACCAAGCTGAGATTATGAAGGCCCTTATCCACTCGACTAAACATATCGGTGCGAATAAAATGGTGGTTCCTGGAAATGACTCTGACCCTGCTGAGTGGACTGCGGCTTTTAGAAAGCTAGGACTTCCAGAAGATATTAAAGATTACAAAGTAGAAAATAACATTCCAGAAGGTATGGAAGCTAACGAAGCTATGATTGAAGGTTTCAAGAAAGTGGCTCATGAATCAGGGATTCTTCCAAAACAAGCCCAAGGAGTTATCGACTTCTTCAACACTACTGTACTAGAGCAAGGTAAAGCGGCTCAAGAAGCAAGTAAATCTGCCTATGATGAAAGTGTAGCTGCTCTAAAAGGAGAATGGGGAGATAATTTTGAATCTAGAAAGAACAACGCCTTCGCGGCCCTTAAAGAATTTGCTGATGATGCTACGATAAAAGAACTTCAAGATGCAGGTTTAATCAATAGTACGGCAATGGTTAAAGTATTTGACAAAATCGCTCAGAATTTTTCGGAAGATTCAGAGGTTTTCAACAACGAATTTACTAAGAATCAAGAAATGGACCTCGACGATATTCAAGCTGAGATCAGAGAGATGTACAAAGAAGATCATCCGAGAATGAATAAAGGTCATCCTCATCACGCCCACGCATCTAAAAGGTTCATGGAGTTAATGGAAAAGAAGGTTGCGCTAGAGAAAAAGCAAAAATCTACACCTTTTATGTAAAAAACTTTAAACCAAGGCTTGACTCGAAAGCCTTGGTTCCCTTATCCTAGGAATAGATATTTCTGGGATACTCTAGTTATAGACCCCATACAAGAAAGATTAGGCAGAACCCTTTTGGATACTTCTCCGACAGAACTAAACTTAATACTAACTTTTATGGGAGATTCTTAAATGAAATCACTAATTACACTTTTTAGCTTTTTACGAGCTTTCTTTTCAACTGGACTTTTAAATAAGAACGGTTCTTTTCAGATTACAACTGCGTTTACAGAAGGTTTTAGAAACAACATTATGATGCTTTCTCAACAGAAAGATACTCGTGTTTTCGGGTATTCTAGAGTTGAGAGTCAGACAAATGAACTAGAGTTCTTTGAAAGACTTGCTGAAACTGAAGCAGTAGACATCCTTGATCGTCACGGTAACACACCACAAGTAAACTCTGAACACTCAAGAAGAGCAGTGGCTCTTCAAGATGCTGATTGGGGAGACCTGATTGATAAGGTTGATAGAGTTAGAATGCTTATTAACCCAGACGATGCTTACGTTCAGAATGCTGTTATGGCCCTAAACCGTAAGAAAGATGATATCTTTATTGCAGCCGCTCTTGGGAATGCCCAAGGTGGTAGAAGAGGTACTGACTCAGTAGCTCTTCCAGACAGCCAAAAAATCGTTTCTGTATCTAGGGATGGTACTGGAGCTGTTAACCTTAACGTATTCACTCTTACACTTGTTCAGGCTCTATTTGACCTTAACGATGTGTATGACGACGAAATGAAATACTTTGCTTTCTCAGGAAGCCAGAAGCAATCTATGCTTAACCAAGAAAGAGCAACTTCTCAGGACTTCGCTTCTGTTAAGGCTCTTGTTGAAGGTAGAATGGATACTTTCATGGGATTTATGTTTAGAAGATCTGAAAGACTTCCTGTAACTGCTGACGTTACTGAATACAATCCTGTTACTGGAGCGATCCAAGCAGGTGGAACGGTTCTTCCTGCCGGTGCAAGACGTTGTTTTGCATGGTGTAAAGGTGGAATGCTTTCAACTATCGGTAACGATATTATGGCAAGAATTTCTGAAAGAGATGACAAAAGATACTCTACTCAAGTATATGCGATGCACTCAGTAGGTGCTACTCGTATGGAAGAGGAAAAAGTAATCGAAGTTATCTGTACTGAAGGATAATTCTAAACCCTGCCCTAGGATACTAGGGCACTTAATTTAACTTAATCGGAGAAAATATTATGGCCACATTTAATGGTGAAAATTTTGCAAAATCACTAGAATTTCCAATAGTGAAAGTAGAGCCAAACGAGCTCAACAACCAACTAGATTGTTTATCAGAAGAGCTAACTCTTGAAGCAGAATTAGCTGTAGGTGACGAAATCGTAGGACCTATCCTTCCAGAAGGTGTTAAGGTTATCGACGCTTACATTACAGTAAATGGATCTACTGGTGGTGGAGGTATCTTTGAGCTAGGTCACAAAGAAGGTTTTGTTCTTGGTGAAAGTACTTCAGAGAACGCTAACCTAGCTATCGGTGAAGACTCGAACGCTTTTGTTCAAGCTGCTAACGCAGGTGGACAGCCAGTTCTAGAAAGATCTGGACCTGACTCGGTTGGTATCTTCCTTAAGCCTGGTAAAGGCGGACTTCAAACATTTATTAGATGTACTGAAGCTACTGATGCTGCTATCGGAGTTAGAATCGGTTGGCAAATCACTTATATTAAGCGATAGTCAAATATCCCTAGTAGGTCTCGCTCCCTACTAGGGCTTTAAACATAGGAGGAGCCAATGGCATCAGCGATTGATATTTGCAATTCGGCACTCACAAAACTTGGAAGTGAAAGAATAGATTCACTGTCTGAGGAGTCTAAACAAGCGAGACTCTGTAACCAACAATACCCTATTATTAGAGATGAGCTACTAGCCAGTCATTTTTGGAACTTTGCCATGAAGAGAGCACAGCTTGCTTCGGTAACTGTTACTGAGCCTATATCGACTAGGTTCCCTTTCGCATTCCAAATACCTTCTGACAGTCTTAGGATTGTATATTTAGAAGACCAAAACGTAGATTTTAAAGTAGAGGGAAATCTTATCTTTGCAGATATAGAATCTCCTTCACTCCTATATATTTCAAAAGAGACGGATGTTGCTAGGTTTTCAGCGACATTTAGAGAGGCACTGGCTTACCGATTAGCGGAAGATATTGCCTATCCTCTTATTCAAAGTGTTAGCGTTATGGACCGTATGAAGGCCAGAGCTGACCAGAGATTAGCAGATGCGAGATCGTTCGACGGTCAAGAGGGTGTAATAGATCCTCTAGAGTCGGATGTCTTCTTAGATTCAAGAATAGTTAGAGGAGGAACTGAAGGCCCTAGAGGTCGAGGTAGGTTCTTCTAATGGGTAAGTTTACTCACCTTCAAAGCTCCTTCATCGCAGGAGAGCTTTCTCCTGTATCGACTTCTAGGACAGATTTTGAAGACTATGAAAGAGCCTGTACTAAATCATTTAATGGATTGCCTCGAGTAGAGGGTATGTGGTCAAAAAGGCCTGGAACCGAAGTAGTTAGTGATTTCAACGGAGGGAATTTATTAAGGTCTTCTTTAATACCTTTTTGGACAGAGAATGAAAGATTTCTAATATCTATAAATACTCGGTCAGGATCCGCCCTTCCAGGGGCTACTATCTTCAACTATGAAGGTGTTCAACAAGGCGCTACTGATATATACGCTAATTTTGTAGGGCCTTCAGGATTATTAGACAGTACAGAATACAATCATGCTCAATTAGGGGATGTGTTAGTTATTACACACTCTTCTGGTCAGATGCGACCTATGTTTATATTTAGAGATTTTACTACAGGAAATTTCTCTATATTTCCTTTAGGAGTAGCGGAACCTCAAGGGGTTATTCCTGGGGCACCCACTCCTCTATTATTTCCCTTTAGACCTAGCAATATTACAGACACCTCTATAACTTTAGGAGATGTTCTACTAGGTACAGGTATGGGGGGATCGCCTACAGTCTCAAGCACACAAGTGGCTCTAACCTCTAGCGCTGCTTTATTTGATGTTGGAATGGTAGGATCTCCCTTTAGAATAACTGTTGGAGCTACTGAGAGTTCTGTCATTATATCTCAAGTTCTTAGTCCTACGGACGCAGTCGCCAATATTTCTTTAGGGGCAGATTCCGCTGTAAGAAACAGTCCTAGTACGGATTGGTCGGAAAGTGCGTGGTCTGATTTTAGAGGGTGGCCTAAAACCGTGGCTTTCTTTAGGAGAAGATTGGTTTGGGGTGGGAGTTCTTCCAATCCTGACACTTTGTGGGCTTCTTTGACAGACAATATATTTCACTTAGCCGCTGAAAGATTCGTACAAGATAGAGAAACTACAAACTTACCTATAGATAGTGACGAACCAGACAATACTCCAGACGCTACAGGGTTAGGTTTTTTTGGGAGAATAAACAATTCTGACCCTTTCAATACTATTGTAGGAGATCAGGAAGTTAACGAGATAGTTTGGCTTACTCCTCTTAGAACTTTAAATATCGGTACTTCGGGATCAGAATACGTTTCAGGAGGAGCTTTCAACCTTAACGATGTATCCTTTACACCTCAAACTGCCTTTGGTGGTCGAGCAGGTAGAGTATCTAGAGTAGGAAGTCATGTTATATATACGACTAGAGACGGTCGGAGAGTTAGGAATTTTAGGTTCTCAGAGTCTAATGGTTCTAACGTATCTATAAATTTAAGCCTTCTGGCCGAACATATTGGAAGGCTAGGTATTAGAGATATGGTTTATCAGATGTCTAACGATGTATTATGGATTACGACTAAAGATAGAAAGCTAGTATCTCTCACTTATGACCCTGAGACTAATGCGGTTGGATGGGCACAACATGACCTTGGGGTAGATTGCCAAGTTCATGGTATGGCAGTAGTTCAGAATCCCGATGAGGACAACGACACTTTGTTCTTAAGTGTTTCCAGGGGGGTAGATATTATCCTCGGAAGGTCATTCACTCTTGAGCGTATGGCCCAACACTTTGAGGGCGACTCTCTAGCCACTAGAGATGAAGGCGAGAGCTTTAACCCTATATATACGGATGCTTCTATTGTAGAGGTGTTGACAGCCCCTAAACAGATATTCAATTTGATCCATGTCGCAGGGCAAACAGTGCAAGCCACTGTTAACGGATTCTTTATAGGAGAGTTCGAAGTAGGTCCTTTAGGTGATGTTGACCTAGGCAAGATGTATCCAGTAGGTACTAGAGTTGTGATAGGGCTTCCATATAAAGCCGTTCTTGACACGATAGACTATGATCGTGGAGGAGACTTCGGTTCTACCAAAGGAAGTATTCAAAGACTCGATAGAGCAATTACTAGATTTTTTAAATCGTTTGGGGTTAGAATAGGAAACCCTGACGAGAAGATGATAACCTACCCTGTGAAGGAGTTCGGTACGGATATAAAAGATATTATGGAAGCTGAAACGAAACTACAGCACAGCTCGTGTAGGGAGCAGAGGGTTAGGATATGTTCTGAACTCCCTTACCCCTGTAATGTTGTTAGTATTGCGCTCAGAGGTGCCAGTTATGATTAGACTTTGTAAATTCGAGATGGAGCATTTAGAGAAATTCGATCATCTTGATTACGGAAGTGATATTAAAGCAGACATGCAGTACAATATTGATATGCCTAATAGGACTGCTTTCAGCCTTTTTAGAGGGGATGAAGTCATAGCTCTAGCAGGTGTAAGTGATTTCAGACCTGGAGTAGGTGAAGTTTGGGTTATCAAAGGAAGTAAGATTCCTGAGTTTAAAGTAGAATTTTTTAAAACAATATATAGACTTGTTCACGGTTTTGCTCTCAATAGAGCAGGATATCACAGGCTAGAAATGGCAGTAGATTGTGAGTGGGAAGAAGGTCCTAAGTGGGCAGAGAAGTTAGGGTTTGAGTTTATGGGTATTTCCAAAGCATATGACCTAAATTACAAAGATCATAAAATTTACCAATTAGTGAGGTATTAATGGCAACGGTAGCGGCAGTCTCTTTAATAGCAGGTACAGGCGTACAATTATACGCTCAAAGTAAAGCTGCGAAAAATGAAGAAGAGGCGGCTAGGGCCCAAGCCGATGCCAAAAGACAGCAAGCATTTGACCTTGCTGAGAGGTTTAGAATAAATTCAGAAAGTCTAAGAGTAGATGCTCTTGCCTTTGCAGGAGATCAATCAGCCGCCTCTGCCGAATTAGGTAGAGGAGATGCACCTCTTTTACTGTTGGAAGAGACTAATCTTAGAGCGCAGTCCGAAATAAATTCTAAGGAGTTTGACCTCCAGGCCAATCAAAGAGCACTGTTTGCAGGTGCGGATATTAACGATAAACAGGCCGACGACATCAAAACTACTGCTAAAATACAGGCAGTAGGGACCTTCTTAAATGCCGCAGGTAAATTAGGAGGCGGTAAATGAGAATACCAAGATTAGGTAAAAACGACAGAGTCTCTACTTCTG